TCCAATACAGTCTCCAAGTAGCTCTATTATGAGAGACGACTATGGAGCTATGAAACAATTAGAGTTGTGGAAGATATATGCTGAACATTGGTGTGAACACAAACCAAGTGTTACTATCTATTATAAAGAAAAGGAATTTCTACCCGCTATGTCTTGGGTATATGATAACTTTGAGTCTATGAGTGGAATTAGTTTTCTGCCACATACAGACCATGTGTATCAAGATGCTCCGTATGAGGAGATAGATGAGGAAAAGTATAAAGAGTTATATAAAGAAATGCCTAAAGACATTGATTGGACTGAGCTTAATGAGGAACTTGATTATACTACAAGTAGTCAAGAGTTAGCTTGTACTGCGGGAGCTTGTGAGATTTAGAAACCACCTTTAAACCCTCTTTGTGTACCACCGCCAAATCCTCTAGAGGTTTCTTCTGAATCTATGTAATAGTATAACCATCTACCAACAATAGGTACATACTTGAGTACGTTAGCCAAATCTGCGTCAGCTACGTCTGCCACTATTCCCGCTCCTACGTCAAAAGGTGCGGGAGTAAAGCTAACAGCTTCTCCATAACCCGCTCTATCAGGGTCAAATCCCATTACCTTTATTGTATTCTTAGCAATTTCTTTTACTAAGTATGGGTCGTTATCTAACGTTTCTTCAAAGGTATCAAGAGCTTCTTTATCTCCACTTAGTACGTCTCTTATTGTGTCTTTTAAGGCTGTAGACGCTGTGTTAGTGCCACCAACCATTATAGAGTACCTCATAGCGTCAGCAGTAGCTCCTACAAGGTCTCCTTGACTAGCTTTTTTTACTATAGTTCTACGTACTAAGTCTACTTGTTTAAGAGCAAACGTTTTTAATTGATACCAAAGTCTTCCGTTTGGATTAGCTAAGTACGCTTCTGGTAGAGAGGACAAAGCTATTGGTTGAGCGTCAAGTAACTCAGTAAAAGTTACATAATTCATATCACTTGTTACTGCTCCGCTATTTTCAAAGTTTTTAAAATCGTCTACCAACTTATCTAACTCTATGTCACTATATGAGTTTTTAAACCTAGCTCTGAAATTTGCTTCTAACTTAGGACTTTTACTCATTTTAGACCATTTTGTCAGAGAAGCATTTATGTTTACATTTTTACCAAGCATATCAATAGCTCTAAATCCACCCTTCCTTAATGAGAAATCTAAGGTTTTTCTAGAAAATGAATTAATAGCTCCCGCATGAGTTAATTCTGCCATAACATCAGTACCAAAGTCAGAATACTTTACTGGGTTTTTACCTGTTAATGTTTTTACTATTGCTGTTGATGTATTCCAAGCACCATGAAGAAAGAGAGAAGTTCCTATATCTCCAAGCTGAGTTAAAGCAGAATGAGGATTACCTAGCGTAGTTATATAACCAAAATCTCTAGCTTTTTGAATCCAATAATCACTTCCTCGTTCTCCACCTATAAATCTAGCTCTTAATAAATCTCTAATTTCAGTAGAAGCACCCGCTCTTAACTCTCCCTCTTTTTCTAATCTAGCTACAAGATTACCTATGCTATCTTGTATTATGTCCTCATCTAGTAACTCTGTATTATCTACTCTTTTACCTAGAAAATTTCTTATGTGAAATTGGTGGTTTACTCTGGTAAGATACGCAGTTAGTGCTTGGTCTGCTGTGTCGTAATGTTTGATTAAATCTCCAGTGATTTCTTTAATTACTCTTCTTTTTTCAAAACCTAATTTTCTAATTATTTTTTCATTTTCTGGTCTTAAAAACCACGAATTTGCTAAATCGGCTATCTCAGTATCAGATAATTTTCTCTTGTATTGTAGTTCTTTATCAGCAATTATTTTTCTTAATCCATGTACCATTTCTACAGGTGCGCCAATTTCTCCTTGTTTTAATTTATCTAATTTAGCATTTAATTCAGCACGTTCTTTTACTAATCTAGGAAAATAATTTTCTTTTTTATTAATTTTACCAGTAGAGTCTAATTGACCAAATTTTTTATCTAAAAATGGAAGTATTTTAGTATCAAACTCAACGTCCATTCCCTTACTTATAATTCTCATAAGTTCTCTAGCTTTATCAAATTCTCCATTATTTAGATGCTGTGTTAATCTTGTTTTTGTTTCTTTAGGTAAACCTCTAAAGTGTTCTAACCAAACAGATACTTCATCTAAATCTTCTCTCATTGACTTAGCAGTATTAAATTCTAATTTTACCATCTTATCTGCTAATACTGGAGATATATTATAAAGCCTAGTTATTACAGGAGACACAAATTTATCTAATCCTTTTCTAAATAAAACGTCTTTTGTTCCTTCCAAAATATCATTAGTAGCAGTTCTTAACCTATTCAATTCTCTTCTTTTATTATAGGTATTAACAATAGTTTTTATTCTGTGTTCCGTTACTAATTTTCCTTCTTTAATAGTAATAGTTCCAGGATATCTAGGAATAGTTTTTAACAACGGGTCTATCTTTGCTATGTCTTCAGCATCAGAAATATTACGTATTTGATTTAAAAACCCATGCTGTAAATCGTACTCGTTATAAGCTACTCTCATAGCAGCCTCAGGATTCATACTTTCTTTTGCAACAAGCTCATCTCTTCTTTTTGTTATTCTTTCTATTATTTTATTTGCTTTATTTAATCTTCGTTTACGAAGAAAAGCTGCTCCTTTACCACCTGTAGTTTTTATATCTGCCTGTTTTAATAATTTTGCACCTTGTACAAATAATGTTCCACCAGCTAAATTAATTGGGTCAAGTACTAAATCTCCTAAAAGACCAGTAAATACAGTACTCCCAGCTCTTAATTCTGGATTTCTAGCATACCATTGAAGTAATGGGTTTATTGTACCTTCAGGAGCTAAAGCCCAATTTTCAAACTGCCTATCAAATAGTTCCATAAAACTAGATTTTTCTAAAGTGTCTGCATCATTCCAAACTTGTTCTATGTTTTCTCTAGTTACTTCTAATCCTTTTGCTTCTAATAAACTAATAATACCAGCTCTTAATGTTTCACCAGGAGCTGAAAGATTAGCAAAAAATCCTTCCCTTTTATCATCTTCAGCAGCAGCTTGTTCTTCAAGAAACTCTTTTAAATCTTGGTCAAGTTCTTGTTTCGTATATCCCCCAGGTATAGCAACTTGACCTAACGTACTGCCGTCAGGTAAATTATATTTATATTTAAATACTTGGTCTTCTGGAGCGGTAGCAATTTTATCCCACTCTATGTGAGGGTTTAAATCTTCTTCAGCTTGAGCTGCTCCAGCAACAGCGGTTGCTCCAGCAACACCTGCTGTTTTAGTAGCTATTATATAATTACCGCGTCTTTTTACATTACCTACCCCAAACACAGATTCAATTTCTGGAACATATTCTTCAGTTTTTAAATTGTTTTGCCATTGTTCTGGACCAGTTTGTTTACCTACACCAGATTTATTTCCCTCAAAAATTTGATAATAACTTTTAGAATTAGGCTTAGTAACAGCATAAGCTTGTTCAATAAGTTGCTTTCTTGCTTCTGGTTCTTTTATTACGTTAAGAGTATTTAGTGTAGTTGATGACTCTGCTCCTTTTTTTGAAGCCAGATTCCTTAAAACAGCGGCATTATGAGCTTTTGTTCTATTATGTGGGTCTACTACTACATTAGTAATTCCTTTTTCTTTTTTAAGATAGTTTGTACCCATATCATATGCGCCACCACCTAAATCTGCATTAGTCTCTCCTTTTTTAGTAGCAAAAAGTTTACTTTTAAAGAAAGCAGCTACTTGGTTTCTTGATGTTCCTGCTGAAGGAAACTGTTGAGGATAAATTTTTTCTTTAATCCCAGAAACTATATCTCCGCCTATCTTTTGTATAGGCTTCATTGCTTTAGGTATTACTGAAAGTACCATTATAAATTCCTACGGGGTGGTTGTAAATGTGGCTTTTTTCTTTTTGGTACTACTACCTGTTCTTTTAACTCCTATTTCTGCTAATATATCCTTATCATTTAAAACCATATCTAAAGAGTGCAACAATCTTTCTCTTTGGTCCATATCTCTAAATGTTTTATTATTTGAAACTTTAAGTTTTTCTGCCATCATAGCTGCTGAAGTAATAATATGGTCTTTTTGTTCTTGTTCTAAATCATCAAGAGTCCAAAAACCAGAGTCGTCTACCACTTTATCCCAGTGTTCGCTAGTTACCATACCTTCTAATAAAGTAAACGCAGCATTAAAATCTCCAGCAGTTATATCTTTTGGAGCTGAAAAATCAGCGGCTGCTATTTCCTTTTTAGTCATGTCACTAGCATGAGCTATTGCTAATTTAGCTTGTCTATCTAAATCTTTATGTTGAAGCTTTAATCCAAGTTCTTCTTCAGCAAAAAGCATTTTTTCATCATGCTCAATCTTAGCAAAAGCATCTCTCTTTTCTTCAAGGTCTGTTCTTCTCACTTCTAATTGATATTTTCTTTCTGCCATATCTGCTTCATTATAATCTTTTTGTACTAATCGAGCTAATTCTCTTTCTTCTCTAGCTATATCATCTGCTTCTTTTTCATAGTCAAAGTCAAGTCTAGCTTGTTCTATTTCTTTATCCCAAGCTTGAATTGTTTCATTTAACTCGTATTGTTTACCTTTAATTTGAGTTAATTTTATTTGGTTTTCTTCTTTATTTATATTATTTCTAATCTTTTCTTCAAGTTCCGCTTGCTGGCGTTCTAAGCCTACTTTAGAAGCTCTAATCTTTTCTCGCGTTTCTTCAATCTTTAGTGCGTTAAACTCATCTTTCCTAAGATTATCTGTTTCAAGACCAATAGCTTTTTGTTGAGTTTCTAAAATTTTCCACTTTTCGTGTTCCTCTTCAGTAAATATTTTTGAAGCTTCAGCTTCAGCCTTTTTTGTTTTTGTCCTAGTTGATTCAAGAGTAGCTTTAGTAGTAGCTGCTTGGTCTCTTAAAGCAATAAATTTTTGAGCTACTTGTAAATTACCTTGCTTATACGCTTCATCAGCAGCAGCTTGATAATACTCTGCAGAACCAAAATCTAGGTGTTTTATAGCCTCTGTTATTTTTTGCTGTTGCTCTGCTGCTTGAACTTCAGGTGGTACGTGTCCAAACAAACGCTGTATTCCTTCAGTAATATCTTCTCTTCCAGCTCTTTGTCTTTGAAAGCCTAATCGTATAGGGTCTACTCCAGCAGTTGCTGCAGTCTCTGCTATTCTACCTGCTTCTTTTTCTTTTTGAAGTCTTTGATATACTTGAGTTGGACTTTCAAATAATTCGCCTGCCATTACGTTTCCCCTATCTTGCTATTTGTGGTCTTAAACTACTGAATGGACTTGATCCACCAAATACAGCATTAAATGTACCTTGAGTATTACCAAATCCTGTAGGATTAAACAATGATTGTGTGTTAGGAGCAGGATTTATTGGCGGTGTTCTACCCCCAGTAAATATATCTCCTATACCACTAGTAACTCCTTTAAATATTTCAGATACTAATCCAGAATCTGCTGCAAATTTCTCTGCTTCAGTATTAAAGTTTTGTTGTGCTATAGCCTGATTACCTTGAGCAGCAATTTGTCCTAGCTGTCGTGCTTGGTCAACTTGACCTGGACCTATATTTTCAAATTCTACTAATTGTTTTAATGCTGCTGACTCTAATCCTTTTAACCTATCTTCTTCTGCTTGCGCTCTATCAAAAGCTGCTAAATCTTGTTGCGCTCTAGATATTGCAGCGTTAGATGCAAATCTACCTAGCAAATCTCTACCACCTGGAGTCGCAAGAACTCCTCCACCTTGAGCATTTAATTGGTCAAATAAAGCAGTACGTTCTGTTTGAAACTGTTGGTCAAATATTTGTTTTAGTAATGCTTGTTGCTCGTCTATTTGTCCTTCTCTATCAAATCCTTGTAAAGCTGCAGCTTCTCTATCAAACAGTCCTTCAAAAGTTCCTCTTCGTCTTTCTCCTAAATCAGTAAAATCAGACGTTACGTCTATCTCGCTACCAGTCACTTTTTGTTTAGTACTAAATAGAGGATTAGCAATAGTAGTACCTGAGGGTAAAAACCCTCCTCCAGTAGCTCCTGGAGTATTTCTACTAAGTGTAGGTGCATCAGGAGCAAAAGCTCTACCTAGTAAATTCCCTGCTAATGTTGTACCTAATGAAAATAATGGATTAATTGCTTGTGCGCCAGGTACTGGTAAAAAAGACAGTGCGGCACTACCTAAAGGACTACCAGCTAAACTTCCTACTGCTCTTCCTATACCACCTGCAACTTTACCTATACCTTTAGCTACTCCACTTACGATTGATGGCATTACACTACCCTCTTTATTTTATAAAATTCAAATTGTTTTGTATCTTTAATTTTTTTCATATCATATCTCTTTTTAAAATGTTTTAACATATTATCCATATCTCTATTCTTTTTTTCTACAAAAAATTTATACTCTCCGTAGTCTTTTAATATAATATTGACGTGTTTTTTTAATAGGTGTCCCCACTTACCTCTAATTTTTTTATTAACGGTAAGATGTGGCTCTCCTTTATTACAAATAAAGCCACCGTAGTAAACATTATTTTCATCTACAATAGCAAAGTATCTGTCATAAAGTGCTAATTCATTAATAACTCTTTTGATATTATATGTTTTATAATATGGGCGTTTATTATCTGCTTTAGCTATAGAATATAAAAGCTTAACTTTATCAGGTAATTCTTTTACTTCTATAAGAGATAACTTCATTTTGCTACCAAATATCTTTTTCTTCTCCAAACATTGCTTCTACTTTTTTTTTATTAACCTTATAGTTTAAATGCTTATATATTATGCTAACAACCAAGGAACAAAAAGCTATACCAATAGCAAATAAAGTTGAGTAATGATTTACATATGCAGCTATACATGCCCAACCACTACAGCTATACGTAACAAAATCTATTCCTTTAACTACAGCTTCTGGGTGTTTAATAATCATTATTCTTCCCGTATGTCGTTTCCATTTAATTCTGATTTATGATAATTTTTTACAGTAAAATCACTATCATCATCTGGATATTCAATTTCATGATGACGTACTCTTAAGTATTCATATAACATTGTATATCCTTTTTTCTTTGTATACCATAAAGATGTTGAATACCCAATCATAATTAACCAAGGACAGAACACTGCTGCAAATATAACTAAATTCCATTGACTAGCTTCGTCTAAATATATGTAAGGAGACAAAGCTGATTGTAATAACATCTGAGTTAATGCACCCATAGGCGCACCAATAGCTACAGCATTAATTAGACTTTTTTTGTACGTCCACGGTGGCTTCCTTTCCTGCCTGTTTATACGCTTTAAGTAAAGCTGGATATATATACCTATTAGGGTATTTATTAAGCAAGGCAGAAAGAGGATTATTAGATAAGCGTACCATGATACTTCTGTCATTAAGGTTTACTCGGAAACACTATTTCATCTGGATTCGATTTACTTGCAGGTAAGTCTCTTAATGTTTTTCTGTAAGCAGTCTGTGCATCAGACATAGTTAAGTCTGAACTTGCCCACCAATCACAATCTCGTAGCAACGCATCTCGTCTACTTCTAATCCTAACCCACTTTTCTTCAGTAGATGGTTTAGATGCTTCAATAGCATCTTTCTCTGCTTGGGTGTAGTTTCTTTTAGTAAACTCACCTGTTTGTACATTTACTTCTCCAACATCATATGACATTTTATTTTCCTCTTATCCGTAAAGTATATTAGCTTCACCATCATCAAACGTAGTTCCATCTGGGTCTATTTTAAGTTGGGTACACGTTCCACCTAAAGCAAGTTTTCCTGCACCAAAATGTATTTGAGTATTGGTTACATCATTTCCCATTCCCATCATAACCCAATTATTACCAGACATATGACGGAGAAAAATGATTCCATTAGTTAATGTTGCCGCACCCATAGACCTTCCGCATCTGAAGGCATCTGTGTGATTGGCTAGTGAAATACTTGGAGCAATATAAGTATTGGTAACAGCATATCCAGAAGTCACAATGCCAGAAGCTGTACCCAACTGAATAGCAGGCCAATCGCCTGTACCACCTGTACTTACA